AATGCTGTAAGAAAGAATGCTTCTATTAAGATCTCTAAGTATCATGCAAGAGCATTAGTTGTAACGGCAATTACCAGTGTACATACACAGGTGGATCATGAAATCTACAGAGCCAATAGTAAAGCTCTTACCGGATGGCAGTATGTTGCAGTGCTCGATTCACGGACAACACCTCTTTGTGCCCACAGAGACGGCACAATCTACCCTATTGCAGATACGAGCCATCTCCCACCAGCCCATTTCAATTGCCGCTCTACAACGGTTCCGGTATTTAAGTCCTGGAGTGACATGGCAACTCTTGAGTCAGTTGCTCAGGTAAGAAAGAGGAATCTAGAAGGACTTACCAAGAAACAAATGGCTTTCTATGATGGCCAAACTCCATTACGTGAGAGCTATCATCAGTGGTTATCTAGACAATCAACTGATGTTCAGTTGAGACATTTAGGTGATTACAATAAGGTAGAGCTATTCCGTAAAGGTCAGATCGAGCTTAAGAAGTTTACCAATGATGAAGGTAATTCAATTGGAATCAAAGAACTTCGTAAACTTACTGATGCAGAATATACTCTACCTGGTGACACTACCAAGTTTGCCATTGCAAAAGAAAAACTAGATGCAATGCAACTTTGGGGTGTAACTCCTGATGATTATATAAATAACCCTCAATTAAGAAAAACACTTGTAGACTATTATCTATTGCAATCTCAAGAATTAAGTGGTACTCTTTCTCTGACAAACTATCGTGGCACCTTGATAGGTGTAAAGAAAGCTGTTAAGAATAGGGTGCTTACCAGTCCTCCTAGAGAGGAGCAATTGAGATTTAATCCTTTGACGGGTAGATATGACGATGTTCGTCTATATCAACCAAATCGTTATGTTTATGAAAATGCTCTGAAGTTAGTTGATGATAGTGATAAGCTATTACCTCGTGATAAAGAATTCATTAAGACAGTTGTACAAGATCTTAGTGAAAAGATGAGCATGAATGAACGTGCTGTAGTAACGGACAACCTAAGAATCATCTTCGGCAGATTCCGTGAGAATAAAGAATTATGGACTAACTTTAAAGCTGTAGTACAGGGACAGATTAAATTCGATGTAATGAATATTTCTGACTCAATAGAAACTCAGATTCGTAAAGATTCTGATATTTTAAAGAAGCTATTACAAGACAATTACATTGATCCCGTCCTTGGTCCTTCTCAGTTAACTGAACTACATGATGCTTGGATAAGTAATATCATTGCTAGAAATAAATATGAAGATACGACTTTGCCAAAAATTGCTCGTGAACTTCGAAATGTTTTAGATCTACCATTAGCAAAAGAACATCCAATCATTTGGAAACGTCTGAATGATTCTACAATGCAACAATTCTATCTTAAGTTTGCCAAGAGATTGAGTGTTGCAGATGCACCTGATTTGGATACTATTGCAATAGACATTGGCAGAGATTTATACAATCTAGCAAATCTCAATGGAACACGGAATCAATGGTATAAGTTAGGAATGAGTATTCTTCATCAGAAGAATGTTAACAAATTCTTTACAATAGACACATTCGGTGTTCAAAAGAGAAGAATGAAGAGCAGGATGAGTGGTAAGTACTTTGGTCCTTACTATGATACTCTTTCATTTAATCTAATTGTTACTGATCCTCGTATCATCGAATACGCTAAGTTGGTTCGTAAAGTAGAAGTAGGTTTACGTATACCATTCCTAACTGAGAAGAATAAGCTAATTGTCCGTCCTGGTTATAAAACATACTGGATTGACAGAGGTGCATTAGGATTTGAAGATACTCGTATTCCGATAACGTCTACTTCTAGTTTTGGAGAATTCCCTGAAGAATTTATTGATGAAGATTTTGCAAAAGCACTTAATTGGGCTTCTTCTGCAAAATATAAAGTTGATAATGATTTCTATGATGCAATGCAGAAATTACTCTATTTCGAAGATGACAAGGGTAAAGCAAAATACTATAACGATTTAAATGAATATCGTAAATATATTGCATCTCGTGGAGATTCTTATGAAAGATTTAAGGCAATGGAATGGCTGAGAAAACAGGAAGCTGCATTCTCTAATAATCATTTCATTGATCATCGTGCACGTATTTATGAACGTGGTTTTATTGGACCTCAGGCGGGAGAAACATTCAGACCTTTCTTGAATACTGCTGATATGAAGAGTTTCAGCCCTAGAGATTTTTATAATTTTCAAGATCAGGTCGGTTCATTTCTCGGAGGTTTAAGTGACAAGTTCGAAGGAAGATTTAATTCATTATCCTTTACAGGACGTCAAAAGATTGCTGAAAAGTGGCGTCCCGAGTTGGTACGAGTGGGCAATCATCTTCTTAGGGGTAAGCCTGCCGATATACGTGCTGTACTTGATTCAGAGATCGTTGCCTCAATAGATGGTGAAGAAGTAGGTAAGTTCTTCAGATTAGCTATGGAGACGGCCAAGATTGATAACTTCTTAAAGGCACCATTAAGAGCAGACTCTGTAGGTCTCTATCATATTTCATTAGATCCTAAATTAGATAGAAAGAAGATCATACCAAGAGTTCCTGATGTAGCTAGCGTTGAGATAGGAATAGAGGATTCCACTACTCCGAGATTCTCAGTTGCACCCACAATCCCTGAAGCTCTAAGGGCTATCGGTGGTGATTGGTTAAAAGGTAAAAAGCTATATGTATATACTCCAGTTGGAAAGTTTGATGTTAAATATCCTACAGCTGGAGATATCTTTGATCAGAAAATGACTAATGAATTTTGGATTACTTCACCAACTAATGTTGTAAAAATTGGTGAGATTAAAGTAGAGGATATTATTGAGGAAGCAATTAAGTATCGTTTAGATCCTGCGCTTGCATTTAAATCTCCTAAAGCTTTTATGCAGTTCCCAGATGCATTCTTCAAGAAAGCATTTGAAATTTATGACATGCAATGGAAAGCTGTAGGCGGTATTATAAATCCTTATGCAGAAGGAAATCTCTGGAAGTTATATAGCTACAAGACAGGTCTTGCATTAGAACAAGATGCTTCATCTTCAGGTGCACAGATTATTGCTTTAACTACAAAGAATAAGCAATTAGCTGAAATGAGTAATGTTATTCCGACTGCATATAAGAAGCGTCTTTACGACGAAATTGCTGCTGCAACATTCAATGATCCTCGCTTTAAGAAGATTAATGAGAAATTAGGATTAACTGAAAAAGACCTTCGTAAAGCAGCTAAAGCACAGAACATGGTCACATTCTATGGTGCAGGTGAAAGAACTGGTGCTATGAATGTTGAGACCAAGTTGTCTAAGGTTCTAGAGAAACAAGAGAATGTTCTTGTGGTTAAAGCTTCAGAACGAGACACTGTGTTAGCTGAAATATCTGCTAGAATGGCTAGATATGAGAGATGGGATCCAGAGACTTATGAAGAATTAAGAGTTCTTCGTGAAAATGTAAAAGACATTTTTAATAAAGGAATGGATCCTGGTGATGAGATATTAGAACAACTTTATTTTCTAGATTCCAAAACAAGAGATCTTGTAGAGAAGATGGCTAGCTCATATAATAAAGTAGTGACACCTGAAGACTTCAAAGGTATCGCTATGATTATGAGTGAGCATCTTGCCGAAAAGACTCCTATTTTGAAGGACTTTACAAAATTCTTTGGAAGACTCGCAGAAGATTTCCTTGCTAATGCAAAACCTTCCAAGAGTAATTTTGATTGGCAAACAATTGTTAAATTGAAATTACGTGGAGATAAAAAGAAAGGCTATGTATTGCCTGATAGGGTCAGTGAACTTCTAGGCTTGAAGGCTGGAGAACCAATACCTGAAAAAGTTTTAAAGCGATTCGGCTTTTGGAGACCTGATGGAACCTTAAGTCAAATTATATTTGGTATCAAGAAACCTGATGATAGAAGAACTGGTGCCAAATACTTTAAGGTTGAAATTAAGTTCCCTGCATTAGATGTTCAAAAAGCTGCTATAGGTAAAAATCAGAAAATAGTTCCTGATTTTGAATTATTTTATGCTAATAAACTTCCTAAGGCTTGGACGAATGTTCCTTGGGTAAACTTTGATGGAAAAGTTCTAGAACAGAATTTTACTCAAACATTCGAGGAGCGTTTGAATTACAAAGACTCTCATGGCAATTGGGTTACTAATATTATTCATGTACCCCAAAAGACTGAAGCAACTTGGTGGGAACAGGCTATCAATGATACTGGTAAAATCAATGATATTGCTGATACCACTAAGGCTAGAACAGCTTATGCTGTTAATGGTAACCATTCCAATGATGCAACAATTGTAAAGAATTTCCATTTATGGGGTTCAGAAAACAATGTTGAAACAGCTACTGTTCATGACGCTTTCTTTACAAATATTACTGATATGCTTGCAGGAAGGAAGGCTCTAAAACAGATCTATGCAAAGACTTTAGATTCTAATGTCATAAAATCTGTATTAGATGAGATGTTAGCAAGAGGTCTTCCAAAGAAATTATATAATCAATATTTAGAAGAAGCAATTGAAAAAGGATTAATTCCTGTTCCTGGTAAATCAAAGATTGGGAATAAGGTTTTATCCGAAAAAGATATCTTGAAAGCTGAAGATATTTTAAAAGAAGCTGCAGAAGATTTTACAGAAGATTACGGATGGTACGGAGTCGGATAACCGAACCCGTTAAATTAACCCAGGTGTGAAATGAAAATTCACAATGGTTTTTAAACGATAAAGATTGTATCTTTATCTTAAATGAGCTGTGCTCAAAGGTAACGCAATGTCTGATCCAAATGATGAAAACAAAGATGAAGGCGGCGCTTCTGGTGGTGATTCCGGTGGTGGAAAGAAGCCGGAGGATGATCTTGTTGAAAAGTTAGTTTCCGAAAGAGTTGCTGAGGCATTAAAGCCTATTAAGGAAAAACTTAATAAAGCTTATAGTGCCAAGGAAGAAGCTGAACGCAAGGCAGCTGAGTACGAAAAGGAAAAGCGTGAAGCCGAGCTAGCTAGGCTGAAGGAAGAGGGTAAGCATAAAGAAGCTTACGAGATGCAACTTGCAGCTGAACGAGAAGAAAAAGAAAAATTAAAAAGAGAAAATATTGCACTGACTAGAGATAATCAAGTACGCATTGCTCTTGCCACGTTGAACTTTCGCAATGAGAAAGCAAATGAGATGGCTTTTTCAGAAGTAGTGGGACAACTTGTCCAAAATGACAAGGGAGAGTGGGTACATCGTTCAGGTGTTTCCGTAAAGGATTTTATCAAGGCATTCTCGGAAGAGAAAGATAATGCTTTCCTTTTCAAAGCTAAAAGCAATTCGGGATCTGGCGGTAGCGCTCCTGTGAAAGAAAGTGAAGGAAGTTCTGAAAACGGTTCTCTCTTTAAGAAGCCGCAAAACGAACTATTACAATCAATCGCTGAAGGTAAGTTCCGAAGAGGAGCACCTTCTTGACAAGGAAAAATAAATGGCTGTTAATACTGGCGTAACTGGCGTAAGCTCATTCCAGTCTGGTAATGAGACTTATGTCCTACAAGAAGCTATTGGCGCATATGCCGATGAAGCTTATACAAATGCAAAGAAGCTATCTGGTACGGGTATTGTAGGTGACAATCCGCAGATTGATACTGGCACTGAGACCTTTATTGGTCAGATGCGCTGGTTCAAGCCGCTGAATCCTGTCATCAACGTTGCCTCGCTGACGGATTCAACTGCTGGTACTAAGACTAACTTCAAGTCTGACTACATGCGTTATGTGAAGACTGTTCGTACACATGGCGCAGAGAAGGTCAACATTAAGGAAGTCGTAACTCAGGTTGACGGTCTTGCTAAGATTGGCCGTGACTTCGCTGAAACTCGTGCACAGGATGAGCATAATTCACTGCTCGCCATCCTGAAGGGCGTTGCTATTTCTGAGGCACTAAATGGTGCATCAGCAGGTAGTGGTGCTACAGGTCTCGGTGGCCAGACTTTCGACAATGATCCAACTGACAAGAAGTATGGTTTCTACGTCGATCTGGGCGCTGCTGGTCTTCTCAACAAGGTTGGTTATCAGTCAGATGGTACTACTGCTAATGCTGCATACGTTGGTGCGCAGCGTGCAGAGGGCTTCTTACAGGCTTTCGGTAAGGCCTTCAAGGACTATGAGCCTGATTATGCTTATTTAGTAACTTCTCCTGAAGTACTGGCTTCTTTACGTTCAGCAAACCTCGTTGACTCTACAAAGGTCACTGAGGGTAACATCGACTTCAATACGATCTTTGGTGGTAAGTTCCGTCTGATTCAGACGCGTGCTTCGCAGAGTCTCTCTGCCACTGAGCTTGATCGTATTAATGACGGTCCTGGTGTAAATATCGTTGGTACCAAGACGAGCTTCCTCGTTCTCCCAGGTGCCCTTGCAATGAAGCCTCTCGCTGTCCCAAATGACGTTGAAATCACTCGTGATGGCAACGCTTACAAGGGTGGCGGTGTTACCTCGATCTGGTATCGTTGGGGTTATGTCTATGCTCCTGCCGGTTACGACTGGGTTGGTGCAGAGAATGCATTCCCATCTGATGCCGACTATATGGCTGTAAAGGAGTCCAGCACTCAGAAGGCGCTCGCAGACGTCACTGACAATACTGGTTCTGCCAATACAGTTGGTGTCTGGAATCGTAAATTCTCCTCAGCATTAAGCTTAGGTATCCTTCCAATCTTCCACGGCTAATTAGGACACCACTTATGGCACTTGTAAAAGGAACTAATTCATATGCGACTCTTGAAGAAGCTAATACTTACTTCCTTGATCGCTTAGATGTGAATGCTTGGACCGCTGCAAGTGACACTCAAAAGAGTCAGGCACTAGTGACAGCCACTTCTATCCTAGATAGAATGGATTGGACTGGTGTTGCCATAAGTGAAGCTCAAGCTTTAGCATTTCCACGTTCTGGTTCTTACTTCGAACCTAAAATTGGTTACGTCATAGAACTACCAGCTATTGTTCCCGATAGAATAATTAAAGCTACTTTTGAACAAGCCTACCATCTGCTTAATAATGATGGTCTCTTAGATAATACAGGTTCTGTTAATAGTTTACAGGTTGGTACTATCAGCCTTGATATCAAGACTAATCCGAGTGTAATGCCCTCCGTGGTTTTAAATCTTGTAAAACCATTACAATCAAATGGCGGTGCTCGCCTTTGGTGGAGGAGTAATTAATGAGCTATAAAGCTTTAATAAATAAAAATATTAAAATGGCTTTTAGACTCATTGGTGATTTAGCTGAAGAAGTCATCCTGACGAAAAAGCTAACTTCGGATTACAACTTTACAACTCAAACAGCAGCTGAAACGACTCAGAACATTACGACTAAAGCAGTAATAACAGATGCTGATAAAGAGTCCGAGGATCATAATGTAATGAAAAAGGTTATGATTTTTATGACTCAAGATATAAACAATATCACAGCATACGATACTATTACTGCAAATTCTGTTATTTACAAAATTGGGCCTCTGATTAAGTCAGATACTTATTTGACCATTGTAGAAGTTTATAAGGAGGTCTAATGGGAAAATATGCTCAGATAGATAATAATATTCTAGCTGTATTTGGTACATCTAGGTGGAATGCTGAAAATATAAAAACTTATCCCGAGAACTTTATTAAAGTAGGTACCTCGGATGAGTTTATTAGAGTGTCAATTGTCACAAGTGGAAATGGTGTTAATCTAAAATCCGTTTCTGGAATATTATTGATAGATATATTCACAAAAGTAGGAGATGGTCCTAAGAGATCATCAACTATAGCAGATAAATTGGATTCTCATCTTTCTGGAAAGTCTCTTAGTGCTGTGGCGGGTACTGTCGTTCAATTCCAATCAAGCACTGTAGGACGCGGTAAGAACGATATTGATAATTCTGCATTGTATCATAAAACTTACACGATTCCATTCAATTATTTCGAGGTTTCATAATGGCTCATATTACTTCAATTGGTGCAGGTCTTTATTCTGACCTCTCCGTTGCGATGCCGCTTACTCCACCGACCTTCTCGGGTCTTGACAGTGACGCAGAGTTCCATGCTCTGTTTGCTACCAAGATCGAGTCGATTGGTGGTACCAAGGCTGCAAATACGTTCGTCCGAGTTGGCAACGTTCGTGAGTTCCCTGCAATGGGTACTCCTCCGAATATTGTCAACGTTCCTGTGTACGGTTCTAAGACTTCTCAGCAGATTCAGGGTCAGGCTGATGCTCCAACACTGGAGATTCAGATGAACTTCGTTGCTGCTGAATGGTCAAAGGACGGTACTCCAACTCTGTTAGGTGCAGCAGTTGGTGATGGTAACCAGTATGTATTCCGGTTTGCATTACTGAATGCTCAACCGGGTTCTACTTATTCGTCCACAGCAGGTGCTACAGGTCTTGGCCTGGTTGGTAACTCTGTATGGTATTGGGTTGGTAAGATGGAGGCATTACTCGTTAATCCTCAGCTGACTGATGCCAATACTGCTACGCTGACTGTTAGCGTGCAGTCGCCATTCTATGGCGCATACACTGTTGCTGGTGCGTAATTAGTGTCGTAACATGGAGGGTATACTCGAAA